TCTGATGCAGATCAGATTGACTGCGCATCAATTTTCATGCGTAGTCCGATCCGATTTGAGATGAATATCTCAATTGAGGAGCTTCTGACGAAGCTAGTTTAAGCTTGCAATTTTTAATCAGTCAAGCTCAAAATGTAGAAATGACTGAAAAAACTTTAGGTAGGCCAGAGACGCCATTTGATAAAGACACAGCCAAACACATTTGCGATATGATCGAATCAGGCATGACACTGAATGCAATTTGTGCGCTTCCAGATGTTCCAAGCATTCCCACAGTTTACAAATGGCTGGACAATCATCCAGGCTTCTTTCAAGACTACGCACGAGCGAGATCAAAGCAGGCCGATACTTTCGCCGACATGGTCATGACTGAGGCGTTTAACTCACACGATGCTCAGATCGGGCGTTTACGCATCGACGCTCTAAAATGGACTGCGTCCAAACTCGCGCCGAAGAAATACGGTGACAAGGTAGAGATCGAGCAAACTGGACAGCAAAATTTCAAGATATCGTTTTCCGTTCCAGATCGTGACACTAAGGATTCACTAAGGGAACTCGCGGCCCCAGTTGCAAGGATTCAAGATGCCGAGCCAATAGAGGCCGAGATAGTGGAATCTGAATAGATAACGAGACACAATCTCAGCGCGGGTTTTCACTATACCCGAAAGGGGAGAATCTAGATAGATTCCACGAAATTGCACCCGATAGGGATTTGCTTCACTCTGTCATATTGTGACAGGTTCAAGCATATGCGCCGCATCGCATATTTTGCATCTATTGCCAAGAGCGTATATTTTCGCCATTTGTATGCTATAAGCCGCATTTCAAAGTGTCGGAGATTGCCAACTTTTACCGACAGGGAATATTTTCCCGCCAGTTCCTCACGCATTCGGTATTTTTACCGATCAGTAAAACGCCCCATTTGATGCCATTGCCAACGCTAAAAGCCCCGCATTTGACTCTCCAAGCTTTTCGGGCATCATCCACGCCCCTATGTCAAAAAAAACCAAGACCGAACTCGATATCCTTTCACACGCCTACGCCAAGACTCCAACGCCTGAAAACGCTGACCTTCTCATCAAGACCCTGCAGGACGCGCTAAAGAGCCGGGAGGAAGCCATTGCCGAACTTGAAAAGGGAGTCAGGACACTAGAGCTTTTCCTAGCTGAAAAAACCGATTGCGGTAGAAAAAAACCATGATAAGGGGGAAGGATATGCAATATCAAACGCACAGAGAATTTGTCCGAAAACTTTGCAAAGCTGGTTCTGTCATCGCTGAGGAATTAACGCCTGACGATTGTCACCGCTTGCATATGGCAATAGGTATCAGTGGCGAGGCCGGCGAGTTGCTGGACTCAATCAAGAAAACAACCATCTACCGCAAGCCGCTCGACATTGCGAACATTGTCGAGGAATGCGGTGACTTGCTTTTCTATATTTCGGGAATGCTCGACTCGATTGGTGTAGACATTGAAAGCGCGATGGCGGCGAATACTTCCAAGCTTTCCATCAGATACGGGAAAGCGTACAGCGACAAATCAGCAATCGAACGAGCCGACAAGATGCCGACACTAGACAAAGACCACGGAAGCGAGATCAAGCAACCTGAGCCTGATGAGGATTTCAACGAGATTGTGCCTCGCGTTTGTTCCATGGATGAAGAGTGCGAATCATGCCAATGAGTGACAAATCGCAAGACTATTGGGAAGGCTTCGCAGATGGTCAGCGCGACATAGAAAGCCAGCTAGACATTCAAGATCATTCAATCGACCCGAACGATTTCATTCAATCGCTCGACTTGTATTCAGGATGGTTGATGGGACTGATTCAAAACAATGGGAGCGATGAGATAGACGATGAAGGTGCGCCGATATATTCAAACTATTCAGACGCGACAATCGCAGGACTCGCCGCCGCTTTCACCTATGCAAGACTTCTTCGCGTAGTTTCAGCTTGCATTTTCCGACTGAATCAAAAGGATTTCACAGAGGAGCATTTTCACCATGAACTGAATCACGCTTTGCATATGATGGAAACGAATAGCAAAGAGGTATTGGACTATGAAGATTGAAAAGCAAATTACCGAGCTGGCTGAGAAATACCACAAGCTAATCGCAGGAGATCACCACAAGGATCGAGATTGCCATTGGACGATTGAGGTAAAGTGGAGTTACGGAAACGATCCTGTTTTCATCGTCGAACATAAGGGATATTTACACGAAACGGAGCGATCCACATTCGACAAATACGAAACCGCTTTGATTTTCCTTCGTGATGAATTAAAAGATGCCGTGGAAATAGAGGAGTTTCACAAGGCGAACATCGACGGCATTAGATTTCCCGATGACATCCCTGGAGAGTTGCGAGCGTTTGAGCTTTAATCGTCTGGCATGGTGAATTGAATTGCATTAAATAAATAAATCGTAGGTTATAGCGAAATGAATTGGAACGAATACGCTTTAGAGTTGGCAACTGTAGCCTCGAAGAAAAGCAAAGATCCATGGCGTCAGGTTGGAGCTTGTTTATTGCGCCATGATAACACAGTGGCAGGAATTGGATACAATGGCTTTCCCGCTGGAATGCGTGAGGATTGGGTTGATAGGGACAAGCGAAGACTCTACATTGTCCACGCCGAGCAAAATGCGTTGCGTTATGTGAAGCCAGATGAATGCGCTTTGATTGCCGTGACATTGTTACCATGCAATGATTGCTTGCGTTCCATTGCATCTTATGGAATCAAGACTGTGGTCTATCGTGATATTTACGACAGAGACATCACGAGCATTTCGCTTGCAATAGATTTCGGAATAGAATTGATTAGGATTTCAGACAATAAATAAACATATGAGATTTCACTCACTTTCGCTTCCGCACACAGTCACCTCAAAAGAGTTCAATGCTTGTGCATATACGCAAAAGGTGGTGAAGTTTGGCAAGATGATGACCGAACGAGGGCATGAAGTGATTCACTACGGCCATGAGGATTCGGATTTAATCTGCACGGAGAATGTGCCAGTTTTGACGAACGATGATTTTAAGAAGTCTTATGGCTCGCATGATTGGAGAAAAACATTCTTTAAGTTCAACACGAACGATCATGCGTATCAGACTTTTTATAAGAACGCAATTCGTGAAGTAGGAAAGCGAAAGCAGAAGAATGATTTTATTCTTCCTTTCTGGGGTAGTGGAGTAAGGCCAATCTGTGATGCTCATCAAGACATGATTTGCGTTGAGCCGGGCATTGGATATGCGGGAGGGCATTGGGCGCGGTGGAAAGTTTGGGAGAGTTACGCGATTTATCACGCCTATTGTGGCTTAAAGAATGTTGGTCAATGCAATCAAGATTGGTATGATGTTGTGATTCCAAATTATTTCGATGAAGAAGATTTTGAATTTAACCATAAGAAAGAAGATTATTTCCTATATCTTGGCAGGGTTTATTCTGGCAAAGGCGTTGATGTTGCGATTCAAGCCACTGAAAAGGCAGGTGTTAAACTCGTCATTGCAGGGCAGAAAGAAGAAGGATATAAGTTGCCTGACCATGTTGAATATGTCGGATATGCCAGTGTGGTAAAGCGCAAGGAATTGATGGCAAATGCGAAGGCTAGTTTTTTACCTTCCATGTATATCGAGCCATTCGGAGGGGTTCAGGTTGAGAACTTGCTGTGTGGAACTCCAACGATAACGACAGACTGGGGATCGTTCGCAGAGAACAATCTGCATGGCATCACAGGATTCCGATGCAGGACGATGGGTGACTTTGTGGATGCGATCAATAATATTGATGACATCAAGCCGATAGATTGCAGGAAGTGGGGCGAGAACTTCACGCTGGGAAAAGTTGCCCCGATGTATGAGAAATACTTCAAAGATGTGATGAATGTTTATACGGATAGGGGCTGGTATGCTGATGGCAATGGCTTATATGCAGGAATGAAGAATTACCCATGATATACATAATATTAGGAATTGTTATTTTCTGTGGTTTATTTCTTTATATGTCCAGAGATGACATGGATCATTGAATATGAAAATAATTGATGTAGGTTGTGGGCCGGGGATTTATGTCCAAGCATTGCGTGAGTTGGGTTACGATGTTATTGGCATTGATCCAGATAAGCGTTGTCCAGAAACAATCAAGTCGATGTTTGATGAGGACGGAAAGTATGACTTGGCTATCTGTCTGGAGGTAGCAGAACATATTGATCCGTATGAAGCGGATTATGTTGTAGAGAAGCTAACAGAGTTGGCTCCGACGATTATCTTCTCAGCAGCAGTGCCGGGGCAAGGTGGTCATGGGCATATTAATTGCCAACCAAAAGAGTATTGGGAGAATAAATTTGGCAAGTTAAACTTTGTCGTTGATAGAGAAGCTACGCAGAATTTCATTGACTTCATGCGTTCTGGATACCATATGGGATGGTTAGTAAATAATGTCCAGATATTTAAGTCATACGGAGATGTTTGCTATGATCAGATAATAAGAGAAGAAACGCCACAAGCTAAACGAGTTGCAGAATGGATAAATAAAAACATATGAGGGCTATTTTAGAATTTTCGCTACCAGAAGAACAAGATGACCATGCTTATGCGTTGTCTGGACTTGATGCATTGTTAGTCATTAGCGACTTGGAAAACGAGATTAGAAGTAAACTTCGATATGATTCTGGCGAGTTTAAAGAGTTTAATGTTGAAAGTTATGACGATGACGGCAAGAAATCTAATCGCCGAGTTAAAGGTTGCGATGATACGCTTGAGCAAGTGTGGAACTTGTTGATTCGCTTTAAGAGCGAACGGAACCTACCAGAACTAGTGTGATAGGCGGAAGCGTAAATAGAACGATCAAGTTAGCCGAGGAGATTCGGGAAGAGGCTGACAGGGATGAAGATGTTGGAATTGTGTATGCGGCAAAGCATATCATTCTAAATGCTGGCAGTGTGAAGGGTAAGATTGAATTGGATATTCCAAAGTCCAAGGAAATTGTTCAAGCCTATGTCCAAAGTTTGTTGGATGCAGACCAGTTTGAAGCAGCGGCAACGATTCTCTGGGGGCCGCAGGTCTATGATTGGCGACCAATGTCGAGTCAAAACACATGGAGATGTTTGTTCGATCACGATAAATTGCTGATCCAAGGTGCAGGCGCGATGGGTAAAACATTCGGTGCGGCGGCATGGTTCTTGTTGGATTGGATGCGTGATCCTCACTATACTTGTATTAAAGTTGTGTCATTGACAGCAGAACACGCACAACGAAATGTATTTGCAGCTATTAAGAAGTTCTATACTACTGCATTAGTCAGACCAGAATTTGAAGGTAGTGAGACACTTGTAAAAAGTATCCAAGCTAATAGTGACAATAAGAATGGCATTCACCTAGTTGCTGTTCCAAGGGGCGATAGTGGAACTGGAACATTGCGTGGATTCCACCCTAGCCCAAGAAGTGGGAAATGCCACCCGAAATGGGGCAGGATGTCTAGGACTCATGTTGTGCTGGACGAAGCAGAAGAAGTTCCCGCTGGTGTCTGGGAAGGATTGCAGAACATCTTGTCTGCGGCGGATACGGAAGGCGCAAAAGGACGAATCAAGATTTTTGCGGCAAGTAACCCGAAAGATAGGACAAGCGAATTTGGCAAGCGTTGTGAGCCAACAGCAGGCTGGGGGTCGATTGACTGCGAGGATGACTTGGAATGGAAGAGTCGAGATGGTTGGCATATCTTGCGATTGGATGCCGCGAAGTGCGAGAAT